GTGTTGGATGTTATGTTCTCACATACCCTGCAAGTTCAACAGCTTGCAAACTTCTCTGGAAGTCGAGCCGAAGCTAAACCGATCAAGTTCTACAAGCACCTGATTACGGTTACCAGCTCAGACAAGAACTTCACGGTGCACGTTGACATTGTTGAGTTCCTTGTGCCAAACGCTAACTTGAGCGAAGACAGCAGCAAGACAAGTACAGGACAAGACCCGTCTTACATGCAGCAGGTGACTGACCATAAAACTGGAGCTGTCAAAAGTCTTCCAAAAAACTACCTTGAGTACGACTATATCTTCAGTTCAAAGAACCTTGACGTGTTGAGCCTTGACTTGAAGATTGAAAACTTGAACTTGCTGCTCATGCAGGGCACGAAGATTGGGCAAGGCAATTTATGGCGTCACAATGACAAGGGTCAGAAACAGGAGAACGGCGAGAGTGTTGGAGTAGATACTGGGTCATTGTTGGGGCTGAAGCCAAAGGACCCAGTGCGTCTTCGTACACTGACGTCGGAAGAAAGATCTAACTTCAGTAATATTGCAGGTAACCTCCAGAACCTCCAGAAGGGCCCGGATACACCTCAATCTGTAAGTCAACAATACACTAAGAACCTCAGTGATTTCTACAACGCTGGTGGCCAGGCAAAGATGACTATCCGCGGAAACCCTGATCTGATGGGTAAGGTTGTCCTTAGCGAACTTGAACAACACGTGGATGTTGTCACTCTTGTTTCCGGCAGTGAAGTCATCTCAATGGCGAAGGCAGATGTCCGCAAAGCCTGGCGTGACTCGTTGGAGCGTAACCTTGGACTTCAAAAGGGGTTGAAGGTTAATAAGGGCGTTGTTGAAGTTCTTCCAGGTCCTCGCTTTCCCACATCCCCCGTTTTCGTCAAGGTGAATGTCTATGGGCCAAACGTAGATTTCCTCTCGCTTGACCAGATCGAGGGTGGGGACTTTGCCAAGGAACTGCTGACTGATAACTTCTACTTCCTCGGGTCAGTTAAGAACAAGATTGAAGGTTCGAAGTTTACACAGGAATTTGACCTGTTGCAATTCAGCATTTATGGTCATGCCGATTTGAAAGCTAAAACGGAGGTGAAGAAAGTATGATGATCTCCGGTTTGATGGAAGGTGTTGTTGTCGACACCAATGATCCACAACAAATGGGTCGTATTAAGATCTGGGTTCCAGCAATTGACGGTGACGCATTTAGCATGGAGGCATTACCATGGGCTATGTACTCATCCCCATTGGCGGGGCAATCTAGAGATTACCCGGCGGGCCCAAACAGCGCCGTTACTAGTGGGTTGCTGTCATATGGTTTTTGGGCTGTGCCAAAGTCCGGGGCCCTGGTTATTGTTGGGCTTCTATACAATGATCCAAACAGACGCATCTATCTTGGATCATACTTCCGCGATCATGGAAATCGATCACTTCCACAAGGTAGAAACCGCCCGGACGTTGAACCAAACATTCCACTCTCAGATACACTTGACCCAGTCCAACCACAGGCAAATAATCTAAAGGCGCAGTTCAACAATGATCTTGCTTCTTCTGAAGCACAGACACGCGGCGCCTATGAACGCCAAGTAGCACAAGACAAGACGGAAAAAGACGGCGCGGAGGGGTACCAGACTGATTTGACCTCGCCAAAAGATCTGAAAGGTAATCCGCAATATGATCCGCAGACCTACGTGCTCACTACCCCCGGTCGTCACTCTCTCATCTTCCAAGATAATCCTGAGACTGGGCGAGTAAGAATCAAAACGGCGGCGGGTCACCAAGTCATTCTTGACGACGCCAATGAACGCATCTACGTTAGCACTGCTCGAGGCGCTTCTTGGTTTGAGATGGATCAGGATGGTCGCATTCATGTGTATGGATCTGACAGCATCAGTTTCTCAACTGGCGGGGACTTCAACGTAACTGCGGTTGGCAGCTTTAATGTGAGCGCAGGAGGCGCTGTCAATATTCAATCTGGGGCAGACGCGCGCGTGGCGGCATGCTCGGGACTACATATGTCAGGTAGCGGTGTAAATCTTGAATCAGCTGGCGCCTTTAACATCTTGGCAGCAGGAAACTTACTTCAGACTGGTGCGGCAATTCATCTGAACGGGCCTGGAGCAGCAAGCGCTGCGTGTCCAACAACGCCATCAACGATACCAACACATGAGCCGTGGAAGCGAGCCGCCGCCAAAGGCAAGCGTGGTAAAAACTGGAAAGCATAATGGCAGGTAAACTCCCACTGTACCGCGGGTTCAGCACCGCGAACTACCTTCTCGACAAAAAGAGAGGCTTCTCATTGACCAATCAAGAGTTGGTCAAGCAGGATTTATTGAATCACATTTACACGATTCCTGGTGAGCGAGTGCATCAACCAGAATTTGGTACAAGAATTCCAATGTTGGCGTTTGAACCACTTGACAATGCGACGTTATCAATAGTTCGTGAAGATTTGACGAAAGCCATCACTTATGATCCTCGTCTTAGGCTAGTCGATATGGTGGTAAACGCTGTCCCTGACCAAAATATGATCATCGCGTTCGTTGACGTTGAATACGTTCAACTGAACGTTACTGAGACACTCAAACTTGATTTCAAGACCGGCACATGAAACTACATAAATTCTTCATTGAAGGCGCAATGAAGCGCTCAGACCCTTATATTAGTGGTGAGCTTGAAGGTACTCCTCTAAAGAAGGAGGAGCCGAAGAAGACTACTAAAAACAATAGTGTTCGAACCCGGGCTGAAAAGCTGGCTTCAAAGGCGGGTGTGTCAGTTGACAGCGTCATGAATCTTTACGCACACGAGCGGTCACGCAACACTTCATTTGCCGCTGTTTGGTCAAATGTCAAACGTAAACTTCAAATTCATGAAGCAACCGATATTGAAGACGAAGAAGATGACTTTGACACAAGCATGTATGAGCGCGAAAAGAAGGTCAGTCTTCTAATTCTACGCGCTTTCCGTAAGTGCGGGTTGGAGGTCGCCGAACATGAAGATCGCCACTCTGGCGTTCGTGAAAAGGGCGAATACGCCAGCTTTGACGTGCTGTATTCCGATGATGACCACGATGCAATGGTTCAGCTTGAAGAGGCTACTCTTGAAGGGTTTGTCAAGCTTCAAAATTCTGGGTTGATTGACGGAAAATGCGAAATCGTTGCCACTCGCAGAGGCACACTGCAAGTGTCATTCAATGTTCACCCATCGCTACATGATGGTGAAGCCGAGATAGATTAATATGCGGCTCAATGAACTAAAGCTTCTAACAGAAATGAAGGTGACGTCTAAATTTGGCGTCCTTGAATACCGATGGAAGGCCGACCTTGAGGATGAGGAAGGAGATGATTATCTTCCAGATGGATATTCCAAGAAAGTTCTTGAACTAAGTCTTCTAGAAGTCAATGAACCTGGTAATGGACATGGCGATGAGCTTATGAAGAAATTCATGCAGACGCGTGCCTTTAGCGAGGCAGAACTTGTCTTTCTTGATCCTGCTCCATATATTGGGGCAAATTTTAATTCCTCTTTATCGGATGAGGAACAGATAGCTAAGATCAAGAAGTTTTATACTAGGTATGGTTTTCGTTCAAACGGCAGTGCTGCCAGAATGTGGCTTATTCGTAAAGGCTCCATTCCAGACAGCGAGCTGCCCACTTAAATCATTGAATAGACGCACGACCTGAAGCATTCTACACACCCAAGCAATCGCGTAAATACGTTCTGAAACCTATATCAGGACGAAAATGGCTTTTAGAAATACGAATTCGAGTGAATCCTGGGAGCGCATCTACGAAGCGTTCTCTCAAGTGAACTTCACTTCATTTGATGCGCTCACGATCAAGCAATCTCTCATTGACTACCTTCGCATCTACTATGCTGAGGTGTTCAATGACCTTATCCAGTCTTCCGAGCTTATCGCGATGCTGGAAATGTTTGCGTATGTGGCAGAACAGCTCGCGTATCGCGTAGACATGGTGTCGCATGAAAACTTCATCACAACTGCGCAGCGTAAGCAGAGCATTCTTCGTCTTGCAAAGCTCATTTCCTACAAGGCCACGCGCAACATTCCAGTTCGCGGGCTGGTCAAGATCACAAGCCTCAGCACCTCAGAACGTGTGATTGACTCTCGTGGTGTTGATCTTTCAGGGCTGGTAATTACATGGAACGACCCAAACAATGCTAACTGGAAGGAACAATTCTTCCTTGTCGCGAACCGCGTTCTTACTTCACGCTTTGGTCAGCCGCAAAAGTCATTCCAGGTAGGTGATGTGGTTATGGACCTGTACGCGCTGAACGCTACAGCCCGCTCATTCACTAATGGGGTGTTTCCGTTTACTGCACAGACTGGCCTCGACAACCACCCAATGGAGGTTGTTCCCGCGGACATCGATGAGAACGGCCCGCTGGAGCGTGAGCCAGACTTGGCTGCGCCGCTGTCAATCATTTACGCCAATGACGGCATTGGCGATGGGTCGGACTACACTGGGTTCTTAATGTACGTCAAACAGGGTCAGCTTGATCGCATTGACTACAACATTGTCGATAAGTTGCCGAACCGTCGCTTAGACTTCCTTCCAAACAATGTCAACCATACCGATGTCTGGGTACAGAAGGTTGATGAATCAGGGAACATTGTTCAGCGCTGGAAGCAGGTAGAAACTGTCAATGAGCAAAATCTTATCTTCAACGACGACCGCACGACTCGGTTGAAATATGAAGTAGACACTCTCGAAAATGACCAGATTGCGATTGTCTTCGGTGATGGAGACTTCACTGAAGTTCCACAAGGTCAGTTCCGTTTCTGGATGCGCCAATCGGCAAATCGTTCATTGGTCATTGCTAAGAACAAGGTCGTGAATGAGGTGATGCCTTTCAGTTACATTTCTAGCACTGGAAATACTGAAACTTGCACGCTCACATTCAGTCTTACCACTACACTTCAAAATGGTTCTGGATCAGAAACCATTGAGCACGTTCGACAGTCTGCGCCAGCCACGTACTATGCCCAGAACCGCATGGTCAACGGCCAAGACTACAATACGTATCTGCTCAAGGACCCGTCAATTCTGCGTCTCAAAACAGTCAACCGCACCTTTGCTGGTCAGCCAAAGTACCTTGACTGGAATGATGCGTCTGGGGCGTACGAAAACGTCAAGATCTTCGGTGACGACTTGGTGATGCGTTACGAGCTAGGCCTTGACTCTCTAACCACTTCAACTTCAGGGCAAGCGTTGATTGACTCAGTGATCGAGCCGCTGTTGAGCTCGAACGGCGTTGTGAACGCAATGCTACACCTGTCAGCCACGACACCTGCAACACGTGGCGTCGTGTCATCACCACGTCGTACGTTCATTGAAGACAACCGCGCCAACCTCTTCAAGAGTGGTGGTAGTTATGTCAAACTCATCGACGGCGCAACTCCAGACGGGTCGCTCAAAGAAAAGACAGCAATGCAGGGTCTTATTGACCGGCATTGGTATGGTGAACCACTTGAGTACGTTGAAGGCACAAACAATCAAGTATGGGCAAGGATTCCAGATCCAGACTTGAACCCAAAGGACGACTCACGGATCTACGCGTCAAGTGTGCCTCGCACAATCGATGGAGTCACTAAGTTCCCACCAGGTGATATTGGGTCAGGTCTTCAGCCAATTGCCGAACAGGACTACTTCGCACTACGCTACAATCGATATATGGTTGGTGTTGGTATGGCTACGCTCACCATGCATGAAGTTCCTGCTGGGTCTGTTGAAGGTGAAGTTTGGACGATTGAAGTGGCAGCTGACGGTGAAACCCTGAATGTTCGGTCGAGCCATCGTGGAACATTCAATACTGGCTCTATTGACAGCACTTACGAGATTACAC